GAGATTTTGGCGGCTCGGATTAAGAAGCGTGAGATTGATTTTCCGCGTGCCGTGGATTTTTTAGTGGAACACGGCATTCACGAGTTGACTGCCATCAAGATGCTGGTGAGGGCGTCGAGATAAATGCCTAAAAGGAGGATTAAAAAACCTGCTCGCGGCATATCGCGCACTATGCTTGCGCAATCCGACAATGATTGGCGTAGGATGGAGGCGGCAATCACTGAGTTAGACCAGGTAGTTGTTGCGGCTGAGAAGCGATGGGGCGTTGATAGATTGCCTGAGCTGGTCAGCGTTGAAACGCAAGAGCGTTTCTGGAAGCAGTTTGAGCGCCTTGATGGGGCTATCAGGAGCGACGATTGCGACGCAGTTGTGCGTGGTTCATCGGCTATGATACGTGCTTATAAGGTGCTTGAGGATGAGGCGCGTGACCGTGGCCATTGTGAGCTTGCTGGCACTTGGTATGAAGCGCCAATGGATGATGGCCGCGTGCTGATCGTTGCTGAAACAGTAGCCGACGCGCACAAGGCAAGCCGTGAAAGAGACGGCGCGCTTGTGTATTCAATGGATGAAGTTGCCAGGCTGCTCATAGCCAGTGAGGACGCCCGTAATTTCGCCAAGAAAACCAAAGAGGTTTTCCCTGGCGCTAGGGTTGAAGATGTGCGTAGCACCAAGCCTGACAATATGGACGACCCTATTCCTTTTTAATGCTTTAGGAGGTTTTATGGAAAAAGATTGGGATATCGTTGCGTATGCTTTTGAGAGTGGAGCGCCCGAATGCGCCTCTTGTGAGTACTATTTTTATGAGTACTACACTGATATCGGAGCGTCCTCTTCTTGCGGTTTAGGAGACTATTCTGGGCATGACCCGCGCTGGTGCGCGGCGTATGACCGCATAGAAGAGGAGCTTCAGAATGACGATGAATAAATCAGGCAACCTTCGCGGCTTCAATCACCTCTCTGAAGAGAGCATTGAGAAGATTCGTCAGACGCTGGACGAGAAGCGTCCAGCCTGGGCTGAGGGCTGGCCTAAGCCAGTGGCGCGTTTCGGTACGCCTGACTATCATGAAGTGACAAACGACGAATTTAACCATCGCGTATTGATGAGCCGGTCGCGACCGTGAACGGCCCAGAGAACGTGGGCCGTTTATTCGCGGCTGATAGGAGGAACCAATGAGATGGATAATGAAATCACGGCCATTCAGGTGGTGGAGCAAGCAAGTCGGGCGGCATCACGCTTGGCTGTGGCGGCAGACTTGGGGGCGAAAATGAAGTGTGAATTTTGCCAAGGCCGAGGGAGAGGTTTTGACGAGACACGGGTCGTCTCTTGGCCCTGCCCCGAATGCAACGGCACCGGCCTACAACACTGTTGCGAAGGCCTCGTCGCTGATCCGGTTGTGGATGGTGAACCAGAGGACGAAGAAGAAAAGACCGAAATCTGCAACGTCTGCGCCGGTTCTGGCATGGGCTATCACGGACCAGACAGCGTGTGCCGCACTTGCGGCGGAGATGGTGAGATATGCGCAGAGTAGCGTGGTTTTCTTGCGGCGCTGCGTCGGCTATCGCCACGAAGTTATCGCAACCAGACGTCATCGCTTACTGCGAGACTGGTTCTGAGCATCCCGACAACAAGCGGTTCATGCGGGATCTCGAAGAATGGTTTGGTCAGGAAATAACTATTCTCCAGAACCCAAAGTTCAAAGATACGTGGGACGTGTGGGAGAAGCGGCGCTATCTCGCTGGCATTGCTGGCGCACCCTGCACCGGCGAATTGAAGGTGGAGCCGCGCCTCTAGGGTGTCGCGGAGTTGGAGGGGGCTTTGCGGGAGGTTGCGGAAGCGCACTTTGATTTATCACTCCACAAACAGCACGATACTTTGTCGCATTTAAAACATAACGCGCAGAAAGCACTCGCCAAGCTAGACGGCGCAGACGAGAAACCCTAGCCAATCAACTCATGCACAAAAGCGGCCTTGCCAATCTCTAGCAGCGAGATGACTTCTGCGTCACCGCTCATAGTTCCGGCAACGTGAAGGTTGCCGTCCGCGTCCCAGCCAATGACAATGCAGTCTAGCACCTTGCCCTTGGTGTTCTCTAGAACTTCATCTGCGGTGATTTCTTCCTCAACGCCTGGGAAGGTGATGACGTTACTCATTTCTCTTTCCAGACCTTTATGCCTTTCTCAACGGATCGGCCAACGACATAGCCGCCAAGGCCAACCTTGATGATATCCAGAAGCGCAAGTTCGATTTCTTCACTGACACCCGGCGCGGTAAATCCTAACCACTTGGCAACGACAAGGCCGACGAAAACCAGCATCGTGATCGGACGCCAGTTGCGTTGTATCCAGCTATCACCCTTCGCCTCAGCGACGATGATATTCCCGGCAGTGTCTAGTTCCTTGTTGAGCATTTGCAGGACTTGCGTTTGCAGCCCCGCTTTAATCTCAGCGGCCTTATCCTTGTCTTCAACGGTCTTATCGACAATGTCGAATATGCCGCCAATGATATTGCCCGCAATTCCGAGTAGTGCTGGAAGTGCCATATCAGTAACTCCAAAGATTTGGCCGGGGATACTCAGGCGGCGTCAGATCATCGACATGGATAAACCGACCAGACCCTTTCTGTTGGATTCCGATGCCACTGAAATGGATCGCCAGGAACGACAGAAGTCTTTTAGCCTCGGCACCCTGCACACCAATATCGCAAGCACGCCCTGTCGTGTGTGGCCCATTTGGGCCTGTTGACGATACTTTTTGATTATGTATTGCGCATCTAAAGCCGCTGGTGATACGCATTGGCTTATCAACAGCCGTACGCACCTGTTGCAGCTTGCCCATAAATCCAGGGTCCATGTCGGCCTTGCCGCAACCGCACTGGCAGGCGAACTCTGCCTCTGTGAAATTGGGGTAGTGGGACCAGTTAATCATTTGCCATCCTTCTTGCGAACGATGTTTAGGTACTCGCAGCCATCCTCTACGTCAGCGAACGAGCGGATGAACTTGATGGAGTTGTTATGGTGCTTGGGGCGGATGACGAACATGATGGACGCGCCGTGCTGCTGTTCATAGAAGCCGTGACGGTGCGCGTGATCGTCGATATATTTATAGCCTCTCGCCCTAGCCAATGTGATGATCCGACCGTCTGGCATTTCCTGCGTCATCAGCGCCCATGTGTGGTGATGCCCCGCAACGTATATGTCCGCGTCCTCGTCCATGTGAGCGGCCCTGGTTTGACCGTGGAGCGGGTTCCACATGGAATGGCCCTTGTGGTTGTGTGCTGCGTCTACACGCGCCTCAACATCGCCTGGGAACACCAAACGGAATCGCGCCCGCCAATCGACCATAGGAATGACATCGGCGTTGATGGCTTTTAGGTATTGAACGAAGCCGCCGTCCATGTGGTCGTGGTTGCCTTCAAGCCAGACAATCCATGGGATTCCGCTGTCCTCTAAGAACCATCGCGCCAGTTTGCGCTCCGTGGACTTGCTGACATCGTTCTCGGCGTAGAGACGCATGAGGCGGCCGCCCCAGTTATCCGCCGTGTCGCCAATGTTCACCGCGTAGCAATTCGGCGTCTTTTTCATCAGGTCAACGTGCTGACGAAGCAAGGGGATATTACACCCATTAGACCCAAGGTGAGGATCGCCCATAACGACAATGCCGACCGGCTCCTGCGTCTTGAACTTGATCGGGAACCAGCGCAACGACTTCTGATGTTGTAGTCGCTTCTCGAAACGCTTCTCCATCATACCCAGAATTTCTTCGGCGCTGACATCATCGTCGGGGAAGTTTGGCAACTCTGCTGCTTGGCTGGCATCATCCAGTTTCGGCGTGATGCCCCGATCTGCCGCCATTTTTCTGCGCCGCCTGACTGTGCTGTCTTCAACGCCTAACTCGGCAGCGGTCGCCGTGTTGGTGCCATGCCGCGCAAACGCATTGACAGTGGCCTGTAGTTCCTCGTCACTGATAGCTTTGGTTGCCATTTCAGGCGTCCTTCCCAGGAATTTGCAACGGCTTCAAAAGCGCAAAGGCCGGGCTGCCGTCGCTCGTCTCAAGTATCCACGCCTCGCCGGGGCCAAAGACACCTTCAAAGCTGTATTCGTGCGTCTTGAGTTTGATTGGGATTTCCGTGTCAAAGGCTACGCACTTCTGCTGACGCACAAACAGCTTGAGCGCGGCCATAAAGGCTTCCGGCGATGGGGAGCCAACTAAGAAACGGATCGCCTGTGCCTCGCGGCAGACCCACGTGACGGAAACAACGATGCCCGGCTCATAGGTCGGGGCCGCGTCAGTGACATTGATTTGAAGTTTGGGAGTTGCGTCGATTGCCGGTGAAGTCGTCTGGCAAGCGGAGAGAACAAAAACAACAGCAACGGCTGAGATAATCGGAAGTCGGAGCATGATCTGCGTCCTTATCCAGTTGGGGGTTCAAACAGGCACCGAGGTTCATCATCCTCTGGCCCCGGCCCATGCAACCGGAAGCATACATGCCATGCGCCGTTGTTGCTAGGGTATATAATCTTACGACCAAACCGCTCGGATGGGCTAGTTAAATTGTCGGGATAGACGAACTCGTAAGGCTTGCCGTTCCAGATCAGGACATAACCCGTCTCGGTTCTGGAAAGCTGGCCGGGCGTGAGTTGCAGCGCCTGACAATCTTCGGGGCCGCAGCAATAGGACGTGACGAAGTTATCCATCACCCACCGATAGTCGCCGTGGGACTTAGCTTCTTTTATAACGCAAAAGGATAAAACGAAGGCGCAAATTATAACCGCCAGGACGTATCTCATAACTCGTCTTCTATTACGTTGAAAACCACTTGGCTAATGCCGCTCCGGTACCGCTACCCATCAAGCCAATAAACGCGATAATTCCCAAACCTTTATTCTTTAGGTTTTTGAAGTCTTGCACGGCTGGCTTGATATCGTCGTCAATTTCTTTTTTGATGTTGCGTTGCTCCAACGCGATCAACTCAATAGCGCCAGCGAGTTTGTTGATCTTCTCTTCAATGGCGTCCAGCTTCTTAAATGAGGCATGATGCTGGCGTTGATTTTCCTGGACCTCGGCTTGCAGCGAGCCGAGGATTTGCGAGATGCGATCAACGTCAGCCATCACCGCGCCACCTTTTGCTTGCAATTATGAAACATCAGGCAGGTGCCAAGCTGACAGCGACGAGGCCGGGCGCTTGCACAGAAGAAGGCGTGGCAGTGACCGTTCGGCCCGTTTCTTCAGCCATCTCATCAGCGTGTGCGCCTGAATGACTTTCCGTACCGCCGCTTGGAACTTGATCGAAATCTTCCGTTGCCCCAGCCCACGTAAACGTCGCACTGCCGCCATTGTTATGGGCGTACGCAATCAACGCGCCATTGCTGGGGATGTCGATGGTGCCGGTCGAGCTAGACGCGCCGGAAGAAAGTGTGTCGTGCGGCGTTGCATCTGCCCCATACGCCGCCCAAACACCAATAAAACAACGATTTTCAGACCCCGGAAAAGAAACGACAATATCGGCTGTCGTTCCAGTTGTGAGCGGGTATGAATAAATCCCCGCAAGGCGGTTGCTATCATTGCGGCTGACATGGTTCGTTGCGGTGTTGCCGCCAATGGTGACGGACGAAATAGATGATTGAGCGGACGACCCAAAAACGCCGACATAGACACGCCTATTCGCTGCCGCTGCGCCGATGGATTTACCGGAAAACGTAAAGCTTGTTGCGCTACCCTGCGTGCCGTCATTGTCCGTGAAAGAGACAGTCACAAGTTTTGGTGCGGCAGATTTAATGAGCGGAAAGATCAGCATTATGGAAGCCTAAACTGGAGTTCCACCAATAGGCCCTTTGCGGCGGTGCCGCTGTGAACCGCGTCAACGTCGATCCTGATCTGGTCGCCCGTAGCAACATCGTCGTTGTTCGTGTCAATCACCGCCGGGGTTGCCGCCGTGCTGCTATCAGTTTCGCCGGAATCAATGGTGATTTTAGTCGAAAGCATGTCAGCCGCTTGCGTGACGTTGTGAACTTGAATATCCATCGTGCCGGTCGTGCCTGCCGTCTGGCAGCAAGCCGCAACAGCGACAAGATCAAAGCCGTTAAGGACCGATGGAATACGGAAGAACAAATCCCCCGCGCCGTCGCCGGTAGCGCAATCTGTTGCGTCATCGAATACGAGGATCGGCACGACAGCGGTGCCGTAGTTGGACCCGGCCAAGGCGTCAGGCGTAACAGCTTTGTTCGTGTCCGTCCCAGTATTTACCTCTGACGCAGAAGCACGGCTTGTTGAAATCGTGCGACCAGATTGCGTGATCGTCGTGCCGTCCACAACGAAGCGAGAGATGAGACGCGCCGACCAGTTATCAGGTGTGCCGTCGATGCTGATGAAGTGGACAACATCGCCAACAGCCGTGAGGCCAGTGTAGTCTGCCGCCGATCCGTTGATCGTGTCTGTGCCGTCCCGCGCAATCGTGATGCTATTGGATGCGTCAAGAACCTCAAACGCAAGCGTCAGGCCATCGCTGGTCCCAACGGCCGGGAGGTTCATCGTGATCGACCCGCCACTGGCGTCGAGGATGTAATACTTATTCGCGTCCGTAATTTCGATGTTTGTCGTGCCAGCGGTAATAGAAACAACATCCGCCCACCCTTGCGCCGCTGCTGCTGCTGCCGCTTCGCTCGCTGCTGCGTTGGTCGCAGATGCCTCAGCATTGGTCGCAAACCCGGATGCCTTAGCGCTGTAGTGCTTGGCCGAATACTCGGAGCCATCGACCAGATCGTCTTCGGCAGCAGTCGCCCACTCTTTTGCTGCACCAGCAGACGCCGTGTCGGTGACGCCCGTGCCGCCAATGGCCCACGCCTTCGATGAATAATCCGTCGAGGCAACCTGACCATCAGTCTTGGTAGCCCACTGGCTTGCGAGGGTGGCGCTTGCAGCCGCTGCGGCGGCGTTTGTTTGAGCGTTTGCAATATCAGTCGCGGTAGGCCCGGCCTCTGGATTCCCAGTAGTAGAATTAAACAGCAAAGCCTTGCCAAGCCGATCAGCCTTAGCTGGCAGCGTCATGTTAATTGTGGTCGGATCAGTTACCGGCGCAAGCAACCCACGATCAACGCGCTCACTAATTTGCTGGTCAAAAATTGTTAGGGCGTCTAGCTGCTCGTTCAAAGACGCAGCCAACAAATCTCCGGCTGTCACGAAGTCTGTAGTGCGCTCAATGTCACGAGCGCCCACGATGGTTATACTGTCGTCACCATCAGGTGTTGAAGGGACGCTTGACCCAGTAACGATTGTAATGCTGCCAGTACCATTGGCATTGATCGTTACTGTGTAATCTGTAGTGATGGTCAGGAGGGTTGAGTTGAAATAAACCGCAACATCGTTCTGGTCCAAAATCTCGAACGTGAACGAGTATGGCCCGGTTCCAGCGGAACCAGTGTAAACGACCCGTCGCGTCACTGCATTAATGTTATAGTCTGCCATTTTTCATCGCCTCACGATTAAACTTATACCATGTATTCCGGGTCAACTCTACTGTTCCGCTGAAACCAAACTATCTAAGTATGGGTCTTCTGAGAGCAATTTCCTTCTCGCCGTTGAACGGTATGAATAAATGACGTTATTAATTGTTTTTAGCTTGTCTTCTTTAAGTCTTATTTGCTTGTACTCATCGCTCTTAATTAACGCTGCAACGACAGGCAGCATAGTTGAAGATACGTCATATCCATCATCTTCAGGCATCCGACCAAAGGAATCCATTGTATTCTGCAATACAAGCCAGCGGTTGTACTGCTTTGCATTTAATTGAACGCCGCTAATTTTTGTACTATTCATACTTGGTCCGTCGCCAAGCCTCATAATCTCATCATCAACTATTGAAAACTTAACGTCATTGACGCGAATTGGGGACCAGAACTCCCAACCATACCCCTTGCCTGTAGTAACCTTGCGACCCCAGAGGCTAAGAACTGGCTCAACCTCATCGCTAAAAAATGGGTTTCTTGCTTTGGCTTTTTGCAAGGCTGTGTAAAATCCACGAGCAAATGCAGGTAGCCGCGCAGGGTCTTCGCCAAACATTCCGCGCTCGGGAAGCATTCCTGATCTCGCAGTCGGGTCTTGAAGGCGCTCAATACCAGCAGAAAAAGAAGAGACCGTTGGCAGCATGGAAAGTCCAGCACCAGTAGCCTTTTCAGCAAATAATTCCATTAGAGCACTTACACGTTCTTCTGGATTCGCCTGATTAATTACGCCTGACAACTGAGACGCGCCTTGAAGGAATGGCATCTCCATGGCGTACTCGCTAATACCAATAGCCGCTGCCATTGCCAGCGCTTCTAGTTTGTTCTTGTCCTCTTCATATTGAGCGTAATAAGCAAAATCTGCTGCCATTGCCAACATGCCAGAAAGAGGGTCCAAGCGAGAAAATGGAATAGATTTGTATGCCCCATCTTCCTGTTTCACGTTTACGGAAAATGGCTGAATGCCTTTCCTAGACATTGCCTGTCTGGCTTGAACGTCACTAGGCCCAGACCCAACAATAAATACATCAGAATCCGGCGTGTTTAGCCCCATTGCCATATATGAAAAAGACCCCATGATGGCAGAGCCAGTTGCAACTTGAGCAATAGCAAGGTCAGCCTCGCGCCCACCAGCTTTAATTTTTTTGTAAAATTTGGGGTTAGCCAGAACAGCCGGGCTTCTCTTTAGGGCCTCTGCCATGACATTGTATGGCGTGCGATAAAATGGAATAAACAACTTTACCAGCGGATGAGTAGCGGCACCCTGCAAGGAACCAAAAATTCCATCAATGTCACCTTGAAATGTTAATTCACGCGCAGCGTCTTTAGCGCCTTTAATAACGTCCATTGGAGGATTTGAAAGGATTCTAGCGTGTTCTGCTGCCGAAGCTAATTTGGCCTCATCAATAGTTTTGCCAGCGGCAATCATTTCATCATAGAGATTCGCACTCCTTATAAGAGCTTCTTGGCTAATGGCTGATCGGTATCCGATGCCCTTAAAAAATTCATCTTCAGCCATCAAGAAGCGCCCGCCCATACGTGCATAAATACCCATCGTATTTACAAACGCAGCGCCGAAGTTTCCGTTTTTGATTTCCTCTGCGATTACGCGCGGATCGCCGGACGTGCCTATGGCGCGCCTGTTCCTAACATCAATCTTGGACACTAAATCACTGGGTTCTTCTGTGACAAATGTTTTCCCAGCAACTAGAAGTGAATCCATAAATGATTGGCGTATGCCTTCCAATTGGGCAATAGCCTCTCTGGCACGCACTCGATCCGCGCCTCCAATTCCAACGGCTTGACGCGCCCTCCCTATGGCTCCAGCAACAGCGGTCTCCAGGGATCGCATTGCTGCAAACATAGAGTTGCCAGCAATGTTCACCATGTGAGTAACGGGAGAAGTCAGAATACTATTAATCCAAACCTCAATAATTGCGTCCGCTCCCTTAGCCAGCAATGATTGTTGAACAAACTTGGAGCGGCTTGCCTTGGGTAGAGCGAGGTACAACTCCCCTATGTATTCAAACTGCTTTTCGCCTTCTAAGCCAAAAAGATTAATTAGTTGCTCCGCCCTCACACTAGGGTCGCCAACGCCCATTCCCTTCTGCGCCTCTTTCAGCGCATAAAGCGTCCGACCCGCTTCTGACCCAGCACCAGAAATGTTGGCATATAAAACGGCCTCAACCGTCATAAGCTGCTTTGCCTTTGCATAGGCTACCTCACGTCTAGCATGATCGTTTATTGTGCGCGCAGACAGGAATGCCTGTCTTGTCGCCTCAGACGTTTGCATAGCAGCCAGCATACCTGCCAAAACTTTTTCGGCCACTTCTCCGCTACCGGGCGCTCTAGCAAGCCACTCCCCCACGACATTATCCATGCCTTGCTGCTCAGCCATAGACATAAGACTTTCAAAGTTTAATGTCCCTCGACGCGCCTGCTCAAATAATTCTGCATTAGCGTCTTTAAGTCTGGCAAGGTAAGCGGCTAAATCGTCTTCCCCAATGCCTTCAGCTATTGCGGGGAAGTTAATGCCCTTGGTGTATTCTCCACCCAAGGCATCATTAATAGCCCTAATCTCTTCATCAGATGCTTGGCGGACGACAGTCACGCCGCCAACTTGTTGAACTGGCTCTTCGCCTAGTTTGGGGAGAAGTCTTTCTTCTGCTTGGCGTATCCTTTTTGTGGCGGCAGCGCCAATCTTTTCTACAACGTCGCCAATGCCAGCAACTTGTATAGGCTCAAAATCATCAACCGGAACGATATCTTCCGTTGGATCAAGAATAGACTTTGGCTGTTCTTCTTCTAGGGCCAAGTCAACATCTGGAACATCAATTTCAATGCCAAGCTGCTGCTCATCACCAGTAGCGCTGGGACTAGTTATGCTTGGCTGATTGGCCTCTGCCGCCATTTCATCTATTGAGGCGCTTATGTCTTTCGTCCTAGCCACTTTTATTCTCCACCTTTAAGCGCCGCTTTTGCGGGCGCTTTTTTGACAGCCTTGGAAATAACCTTGCCGCCCTTAGCGGCGGCGGCTACACCAGGAATAGCAGACAGCGCAGCCCCTGCCGATCCAATAGCAGTCTCCAAGGGATCATCACTGGCGAGTCCTCTCTCTACTTGACGCAGCCCTTCTTCCACGCCCATGCCAGCCAAATCAGTTGCCCCTATTAAATCAAACAAACCAATACCTAACCCGCTCAAAGGGTTTTCAACACCCATTAATTTTTCCGAAACGTCGCGCGCACGTTTAGGATCAACATCTAATTCATCTGCCAAAAAATCACTAATTAATGCGCGGGCTTTTTCACGCATTGTTGGATCATAAGAGCGCAATTCTGCTTGAGGCTTGCTTGGATCAAGACCCATTTCAATAAGATTACTTTGCTGCTCTCTCGTAAGACTTGGCAATGGACTTATAGTAACCATGCCGTCATCATCGTATTTCATTTCGAGCGCAGCGTCAGTGTTTGAAAAGTCGTAAGCCTTGCGCCACTCTTCAACTAAAGATGACATTATTATCGGACCCCCATTGATTTTAGAGCCTCATTAAATAATTTAATGTTATGCTGTTGAGCAAACTCCGAATCATCCGCCACACGTTCATTCATCAAGTCGCGTAATTTAGCGGCGGTTGCATCAGACGGTGCGTTAAGAGCTTTTCTTAAATCCTCAATTGCAGATTTATAATCCGCTGAATCTTTATTTTCTAATCCTAATTGCTCATTAGCTAATCTTTTCGCCTCAGAGATAACGTCAAAATCAGGCTCTGTGCGCTTCCTGTCTAATAGCTGATTCTCAATCCCCCCAATGATCTTGTCTCTTTTCCTCTGCTCTGCGCCAGGCACAACGATTGATTTGTCTGGATAACCAAGAATGTTCTTAACAACTTTCATCGCCTCGCGGAAACGCTCGTCTCTCGTTTGAGTTAATTTGTTAAGGTAATTTCTATAAGTGCTTATAGATAACTCACCATTCTTCAAGGCTTCTGAGACATCTTTGAATCTCAATTCGCCGTTGTATTGCAAATTATCTAAACGCACTATTGCATCTGAACTATCTTCAGCGCCCTTAGTATAAATATCTGACTTCAACTCATTGTATAATGGAGGGTTAAGAGTTTTAAGCGGCTCAATAATCTTTTCTTGAAGGTCAGGGTTGCCAATAGCGTCCGTAAATTCAACCAAGATTTCATCAGAACGATTTGACTTTCTTCTTTCATCCGCACGATCAAGCGCCGCGTCGCGAGAAAGCATATCGGTGAGAGCGTCATTCGCAGCCTCAAAAGCATCGCGTCTTTGCCCATCATCCATATTGCCATAAATATCTTGAACATGCGGATCATCAAAAGTGCCAGCGCGCATTTCGTAAAAGCGGCGCACCGGATTCTGCGAAACGTAATCAACTACTTCCCCGACAAGAAGTTCATTAACCTTATTGTCAAACTCTTTTAATTTTTGATTGACCAGCGTCTTGTCACCTACAGCCATGCCAAACTTAATAATATTATTACGTTCATGCTGTATTCGCATCTGTATGCTAGTAAATTCACCGGTTTGCTCATTAATAACAGAACCAGCATCAATTGCATCTTGGATGCTGTTTTGAACAATTTGATCCATGCCCGCAAGAGCCGCAACTTCCTGCCGGTCTTTTGCTTTAGCCTGTAACTTTCCAGCGTGAGAAACTAAAGCGGAGTTTGCGACAGCCGCAACTGACGCCTTGAATTTATTGGCGATTAAGGGGTCAATCTCTTTTAGATTTTCCCCATATCCATCAATAACAGCATCTAGCTGATCTCTAAATTCTGGCATAGAAAGATCAGAATTAGACGCCTCAATCTTTAGCTGCGCAATAATATTTCTGGCTTCAATTTCAGTGTTGTCTGAAATCATTTGCAGCGCCGCTTTTCTAGCTGCTTGCCCGTATGTTGTGAACCTATCCCCAGGCACCAAATCAAGAACGTCACGACCTTCTGATTTTGCTAATTCAATTTGCTCCATTGTGGGGGCATTTTCTGCCCCATAGCGAATACCCTCCTCTGCCGCAAACTCACCCGCTTTTGCAAAAGCAAATTGAGACATCTTGTCCAATGCCGCAGCAAGTTGCTGCGTGCCGCGCGCCTCGATTTGCGCCGCCTGAGTAAAATCAACAGACGGAACAGACGCAATGCTTACGCCAAGAGGTCGGTAACGTGGAAGTCTTTCAGCCATTGCTTATGTTCCGATCAACCCACCGGGTAGCCGTGTTCCGTAGTTAAGGCCAGAGCCAAAGAAAGACCCCGGAGGCGCTGCACCAAATGAACCCGGCACATTCATGCCAAACGAAGAACCTCCACCCCCTGCTCCAGCGCCTGCTCCAGCGCCTGCCCCAGCACCGCCAAAGCCAGGCCCGCCAAGTGCAGCATAGCTAAATGCAGCTTTACCAAGAGACATAATGAAGGCACCCCTGGCGGCAGACATCGTCGCTTTAGCTGCGGCCTCTAATTGCTGCGCCCGCATTTCACCTGTTCGCTCAGCAATTAAGCGGTTGTCTTCAGCGGCATACGTTTCAAGCGCACCCCTGGCAAGAGCATATTGCTGCAAATTTCCGGCGCTGCCAGAATAAGGGTCAACGCTTCCAGCAGCCCCGCGCGCGCTGATTGCTGCTTGGGTGCGAAGGATGTTATCAAGCACGGCCACGCCCTGTTCTTTGTACTTAAGAGCCTCGCCGCGAGCCTGAGTCCTAGCTTGCGTGGCTTGATCCGCGTATCCCGCAGCCTGCTGCCTGCCAGCCTTTAAGCCCATAACGCCCCCGCCGATCTGCAAGCCAGCCGCGATAAATGGTAATGCTGCTGCCATTTTACTGTCCTATGCTCACCTTGTAATCAATGCCCAATAAAGTCATTTTAAGGGGCACTGATTGACCAATCGTTATTTGCCCATCATAGCTGTAACCAAGAATGCCATGAAGTGTTTTGATGCCCGTATATTCAGCAACATCATCATCCAATATTCCTGTGCCAAATTGCCTAAATGGCACTTCCTTCCCATTAATTGTCATTGCTTGCGTCTCAAACAATTCTGCGTTGACTTCAAATATACGCTTTTTAAACCCTTTTAGCGACCCACTAGGTAGGCGCGGCTCAAAAGGAAGCGTCTTGACTACAGGAGTAAAGTTCAAGCCCACCTGATAACTGGAAGTAGCAGTGCTCGCAAATGTAATAGTAAATGGACTAGATGGAACGACCTGATCTGGCTCAATTACACCGTCCCGAATAATCTTAACGGTTTCGGCCTCAAGGTGATCCATGGTGACAGACGATGCAGCGCCACCTGTTTTTGCACTATCCAGCAAAGTATCCTTGTCAAAAACCTCTACATAATAGGCGTCAGATGAATTTACAGCTCTTTTAACGACCGTATAAATGTCATCGACATCAACGCCAATATTTACAAACTCTCCATCAGTCGTCCATTCTGAAGGCGCAATGACGTTTTGAGAACGCAACAAAGTATAGCAGGCAATGGAACCATCATCGCCATTAACGATTAAAAGCCTGTCGCCTTCATCAGTAGATGTTGAAACACGAACCGCCATTTCTTCTGGCGATTTCAATAGGTGAGATGACAGCAAAGAAATCTTTGCAGATGTATACGCATTAACAGTATCACTAAAGATAAACTCTTGTAGCGCCTTGCCTTGCCTTTGCACAAAAAGAGACGCGCCATCGACGTTTTGAACGCGCATGCCCGGCTTCATGCCAAACGCAGTTTGCTGCTTAACAATTAAATTAGAAGGAGTGATTGGCTCATCCAATGCTTGAGGCACATAAAATTCGCCGCCAGTTGTAAAAATCTGCAAGTGCCTACCCGAAAATAGGTCAACAATTGCATTGAACGTGCCTGTGTCTAGGGTCGCTGAAACAGCAGCGTCGTCAAGTGACTCGCCGGGATTAAAGTTAAAAAAGTCAGCAACCCTTGACCCCCAAATCGTAGAGGGTCGCTGCTTTGATCCACCGAAGAAAAGACGACCTTCGTGAAAAGTTACGCTTCGCGGCCATCCGCGAGTCGATGACCACACGTCTTCATAGCCATGCTCACTGAACCATTTCCCGGATGCAATGGCAGAATTATCAAAGAAAGGAATTTCAACATATGCTTTTACAGAGGTATCGCTGACGTACTCAGTAATCCGCGCTCGACCGAATCCATCTTCCTTTTCAATGTACTCACCTACAGCCGCCGCCTTAAAAGCCTTAACATCGTAGTTTGATGTAGCATCCGGCGCGGTATCCCAGTCTGGATATACTGTGGCAATCTTGGTTGATGCCACATAATCTTCAATGTGGCGCGTTTGCCCTGCGCCAGTTCCAGAAGTGATTTCAACGAACATGCCGTTTGGCTGGTCATCTGACGTAAAACTAGAAGCAGCCTTCAATGTAATCGTGCTTGATGTCCCGGCTTGCGCCCCTCCATTATCAGACGTGACAGAAGAAGCCGTAATCGTGATGTTGCCGCTGGTAGCACTTGGAGTAATTGTAAATGTCGGATTATGCCGATCTATCACAAAAGCATATTGAGGTATGTAATCCAAAGAAATGGTGCTGGCGGTCCAACTTGAATCCGTCGCGCCGCGCACAATTTTCAACGGCTCTAAATCTTCATGGACAACGATAACCGTGTCTGCGCTTTGAACCCAATTCATCTCTGGCAAGATGGATGACGTTAGGGCAGCTATGCTAAGGTAATCATTACCACTGCCATTAATATCAGTTACAAGGGCGCGATTTTTAAAAACATACATACGCCCAGGGGTAAAGACCAACATATAGCTGTCTGTGACGCTAAACTCAAAATGCACCATGCGAACAGCATCAGCAGCGCCCGAATCCAATTCGGCAACAAACAATGTTCCATCACGCCTATTCGCCCCGCCTTGAGGCTGTATGCTTACGTTTTGTGCCGTAGTTAACCCAGATTTATATTGCGCAATATCAGTACGCGCACGCAGCTTGGGGTCTAGCTCCCCAGACGTAAAGTCATTCTGGATTTGAATGATCCGGCTCATCCACGGATGTCCGTTAACGGAAACTCCTGGATGTTTTGCGGCGGTCGATCACGACCATCAATATTCATAGAAACACGCATCAGACCGCCACGCATATTTTCGGACAAAACACCGTAGGCAAGGCGATGGTAGTAATCGCCTTTTGTGATCTGATCGGTAATAGGTTCAGCAAATGCTGCCGCCAAAGCGTGTTTTAACAAATTAACAAAATAAGGCGGGAAAGCCGACGGCTCTGGACGGAATTGATAATCAACCCACACAGTCTCAAGATTCGTATAAAGACCAGCACTGTAAATCTCAAAGTCGCGACGGGTCATCGCTCCAACCGCGCTCGTTTCAAATACGGCCATAGGGTTGCCAAGCATATCACCCGGCAGAGGATAAATGTATTTCCATTCGTTTTGAGGCTCATCAACAGAGCGCGCAAGCTGAACTTTCTTTAAAGTCCAACTGTATTGATACGACATCAAAAGAGTGTCGCGAATGTCATCATAGAGGCGGTCAGCAACCTGAGCCTCATCTGTACCCTCGCTAAAACTAGAAAGGGGGTTGGCCCCCAGCATAATAAGCGCATCAGAACAGATTGTTAATTTAGTGTCGCCAGCCGCCATTAAAACCTCCAGATATATTGGGGCGGGTTTTTACCCGCCCCAATATTATTAGTCGGAGTCCGTGTTCGCCAGCGTCGTGCCATCGTTCACGTCAACAGCCCCACCGGAGTTGCTCAAGACATAAACGAGAGTGGCAACAGCAGTCGAACCCGTCGAGGTTACGCAATAAATCAAGTCGCCAACCTCTAGGGTGTCGGACAGGTCATTGAAATAACCAGCAGTGTTCACGTCCGCAATTGCGTCAGTGGTTTTGTAGGCATAGATGCCTGGCGCGTTGCCGCGCTTAGCAGCCGAAACAGTCGTCAGACCAGCAGAGTCAAAAGCCATGATCTTTCTCCTTACTCAGTGCTGCTGATTTTAACGATACCTTCGTCGTCAATCGCAATGGCTCCAGCGGAGAACATTGACGAAACGAGGAAGGACGTTTTCTCAGGCACGTAGTTGATTTCAGACTTCTGGCTCATGCTAATGCCAAGGCCAACCGCATCACGGTGGAAGGCAAAGCTGGTGCGCGTGGACGGAAGCGGCAGACCGCCTTCGTCACGATCACCAAGCATGATGAACTTAAAGCCCAAGAAGGTGTCGATTTCACCCTGGCTAAGAGCCTTCACGGTAGCGAAATCGCTGCTGGTGAGTTCCGTCTCATCCAGAAGGGCCGACAAACCATTGGCGTGAATAAGCATGCAGCGGCCTTCAGCCGGGACATTGTTCGCGTCCAGGGACTTTTTCGCTGCAAGCAATTTAGCCAGGTTAAGGTTGGTGCCAGAACCACCAATATCCGTGCCAACGGTGGACGGAGAAGAAGCGGCATTCAGCGCGTCAATGACAAGCTGATCCATCCGGCGACCAATAGCGTTACCAACGACCTGCACCAACTCACGGCGCTCATCGAAATTAACTTTCGCCTGATGAAAGATGTCGCTGTATTCAGCGGCAATGTAGTCGCTCATGGTGGCCGAAACCTGCGAGTAGGTCACGTTGAGCGGGGTAACATCCGTTTGCGGGACGCGAACGGTAGCGACGCCTTTCCCAATTTTCGGGAATTTGACGACAGAACCTTCGACGTTGTTGCGTTCGCGGGTAACGCCAGCAAGTTTACGCGCACCTTGGTAAGCCTGCTTGACTTCCGCGTCGAACAACTGAACGAAGGCGTTGGTGATGCCTTGAGCCATCACATTTCTCCTTCAAATTAAGTTACACTCGATTGTTCGCCTAGCAGGTATCCTAGAAGGGCTGCGGCTTGCACGGTTTAGCGCCTCATGCCAGGGCCGTTCTGACGGGCCATGAGTGGGTATCCATCAATAAGACTATATTATAAAACATATTGTGTTGTAAAGATGCAGCACTGTTGCAGATATGCAACATTAAACAAAGAAAAACCCCGGCTCAAAGGCCGGGGAAATTCTTTAAAACTGCGGCTGGTAGTCGCCTGAACCGTAAACCTGCTCAAACATTTTTTCTACCTTAGACCTATATACCGGGTCGTTTTGGTATTCTGCCTTGCCAACCATAGCATTTAGCTCTTCCTTGGAAGGAAGGCCTTCAACCTGACCAACATCAATTGGAACAGGCTGATCGCCGTAGTATGATCGGACCTTCTGCAATGCACGAATGCCCTGAGCCGTTCCTCCCATGATTTTGAACTCTTCAAAATCATCTTCAGACCAAACGCCTTTGCGCACCAATCCTTGCGCCCAATCAGTCATGGACTTAATCGTTTGGTCCGCATTTGGCCCTAGCTTTTTATACTCTTCTTGGTATGAGACTTCTGCTTGTTGCGCCTCATTCCCAGCCATTGAAATGAACTTTTCGGCCAGTTCATTGAATGCATTCTGGCTAATCCCGTTTTCCTTAGCCCACTCTTTGTACGTGCTAAGAAGTTCGTCATCTTCTGGCACATTGGCGTCCTCAAACATTTTCGTGTCATATTCTTTCGGCGTTTTGTGATCGCCGCGAGAAAACTTCTTTTGAAGCTCTTGGTAAGACTTAGCAAGGCTTTCAATGTCAGGCCCATCTTCATCATTCCAGTATTTTTCTGGATACCAATCAGGCCGCTCAAACTCAACCTCGTCATCTTCACCAGCAACCATTACGTCTTGCACGGATGGTTGCGTGTCTTCTTGACGATGCGGAACGTAGTTGTCTTCTGGGGCTTCTTTTTGTGGCTCAATAACAGCCCCGGCAAGAAGGCCGTCGCCTTCACTTGATTCCGATTCTTGCGCTTGTACTTCTTCGCTCATGCCTCTCTCGCTTTCAAGATTCTGCGCTCGATTTCTCGAACTAATGAGTTTTGCCCTTCTCGTGCGAATCCATGCGAAGCGTCTTCGCCTGGATACCACGTAGGCTGCTCAATCGTCAGCGAGCGCAAATGCTGAATAACTTTTTGCCCGTCCTCGCTGCCGAATACACGCAAATACAAAAGGTCCGTATCTGTTGCCTTTTGTTTGCCTGGCTTGTCTGGCTGAGACTCAAAATGCCTTAGCCCGTCCCATCCATCTGGGTTCACTCAACTTGCCCTTCCTGTGGTTGCCCCATGCCCTGTTGCGCAGCAGCCATTTGTGCCATTTGCGCCATCTGTTCCATAGCCTGCTGCCTTTGCTCAGGCGTTGTTCTGAGATCAGCCGGAATGCCAAGTTTATCAGCTATGTAATCAGCAATGCTACCGGTATTAATAGCCATTTGACCTTCTGGCCCAAGCGCGCCTGCAAGCTGGACCCACTGAACAATCTTCTCAATATCGCCCATGTTCTGAGCCTGAGCGATTGGAGACACAGGCGTTACCTGCACTTGCAATCCGTTGACCTTCAGCGGCATTTCAATCAGGCCGCGACCGTCCATGACATCCAGAATGCGAGCCACCAATGGCGTCATCGTTTCTGTAATTAAACGGCCAAACGCAGAACCCAAGTTCTGAGCCAACTCTTTCATGCGCTCGGCAATCTCAGTTGCGGAACGGGCAGACATATTGTCTGGCGGCAACGTATCATCAAGTAAGATTTTCTTAATGTTCATTCTCAAATCGTTAATAACGATCTGGGAAACATTGAAGTCTCCAGAGCGCGGCA